GTATTGCATTGGCAAGTATAGAAGATCGTGTTAAAACTAATAAAAATAAAAAACCTAAAAATGTCAGAATGTTTAATGTTTGTGGTATGTAATATAATTAAAGATAAATTGTATATTATTTATAATGGGGTTAATAGACGGAATTAACAATGGTTGGGTGCCTTACTGGTATCGTCAAAGTAAAAGATATGAAAAAATACAACATTTGGACAATGGTAGAAAAATAAAAAAAGAGTTAGAATTTGTATTTAGATTAGGTAGTGTGATACCAATTATGTCTAGTTATATGAAATTAGACAAAATTAAAAAAGATATTGATTTACTTTATTCTGATTTATAATTCATTTTTTTACAAAAAAAAATGATAAACACAGATTTATTAAAATAACAACAAAATATATTGGATATGCTTTTTCTATTGTATGATAATCATAACAGTTCCATAATTTTTCACATAATTTTATATTCATAAAATAAGCAAAAGGTAATATAAATATAAACAACCTATATAATATATTTTTTTTATAACGTTTCCATGTTTCATGAACAAAATAGAAAAATCCAGTACAAATCAATGAATATACAAAAATAATAAATAATTTTATAATATCTTGTTGAATTAATTTACTATCACAACCTACTGATATGTAATATGTTGATGCAAAATTATATATTAAAAATATAAACATTATAAGAAGCGTTGGTTTAATATGAATGAATAAATATATTAAAGAATAAATATAAACCAAATATATTGCTAATTCTATAAATATCATATATTTATACAAATATAATATTTATAACGCATTATTCTATTTTCTTATCATTCCAATTTTTTATTTCACATCTTATTTTCCCACTAAAACATTGGTCATAATTATCTTCTGTAAAAATATCTATCTCGTTCAACATTAAAAAACTCAAACTATCTATTTCCAATTCTTCAACAACTTCTCTTACAGTTTTATTATGCATTAACAATTCTTCTTTAGATGTTATTGCTATACCTAATTCACATATATCTATAACAGGTGGTGCGGGTATTCTAATATGAATTTCTTTTACACCGCAATCTTTCAATTGATATATTATACTTTTTATAACATTGCCTCTTACTATTGAATCATCAACTATAATTACTTTTTTATTTTTTAATTTATTTCTATTATAAATAAACTTTTTTTTACAATATTCTATTCTTTTTTCATTTGTATCCAATATAAAACTTCTACTTGATAATTTATTTTTAGTAATATATTGATGATATTCATATCCGGATTCAGAAGCATATGATTTACCAGCAACAATACCAGTTTCTGGTATTCCAATTACAATATAATCTTTATTCCACTTCCAATCCTTTTTAGCCAATAATTTCCCCAAATGTTCTCTTATTTTTTTTACATACATACCATCAACAAAACTATTTGGATTTAAAAAATAAAACATTTCAAATAAACAAATACCATTTACTGAATTTTTATACTGATATATTGTTGTTAAACCTGTATGATCTATTTGAATTAATTCTCCAGGTTTTACATCACGACAATAACTATCTATAGAAAAAGCACAACTTTCAGAACTTATATACCAACTATGTTTATTTTCACCTATACATAAAGGTCTAATACCATATCTATCTCTTAAAATATATAATTTTTCATTATAAAAAATTATTAAAGAATAAGCTGCTGGTATAGTTTCTATTAATTCTATCAATTTATCAACAAACTCTTTTTTATTTGATTTTTTTATAAATTTTAATAAATAATGTGTATCAAATCCTTTAATATTTGGAATATTACCATTATGACACATATATATTTTTTTGTCATCGATATTATCATGTAAAGGTTGTAGATTTAATATTGTGTTATTTTTAGTTTTTTTTCCAGAGGTTCTATATCTATTATGTCCCATAGCAAATTTTATTTTTTGCCTTTTATCAATAGAAATATCATTATTTATTTCACCACAATTTTTATATTCTATAAATTTTTCATTGTATAACAAAATACCATATCCATCCTTTCCTCTATGTCTTAAATTATACATTCCATTTAATAATTCCATAATGTTTCTCCTTGGATTAGTATTATATAAAGCGAATATACCACACATGATATATTATATGTTTTATATTTAAATAATAAATATAAATAAAATAATTAAACATTTGATAATTTAATAATTAATGTGTTGGTTATGTGGTCAATATCTAGCTGGTAGAATAGTAGTAATAATAATCATGGTTTTTATTATAATATTATGTTTTATATCTTGTTATAGAGATTATGGTAAAAATATTATAGGTTGTCTTGGCACATGTTTAAATTATATATTATATAAAAAAGCCAAAGTTTTTCCAGTCCAACTAGCTATAGAAACGAATATACCCATAAATGCTGTAGCTATACCTATAAAAACACATACAGTAATTATTGTTAATGAATAATAGTTAAATACATACTTTGTATTTCTAGAAAATCGAATGAAAAAGTTCAATATTGAATATCAGTATATCAACATATTATTAACACGTATTAAAAATGCAAAGAAGAAACCCTACTCGTAACCGTAAAGCTCCGAAAAGATTTGAAGATGAAAAATTTGTATCTGGAGCTATAGATCGTTATCAACATTGTTACGATGCTAATAAAAAAGGTAAATATGATTGCATCAATGGTCATGAAAACTATTATACTAGTAGTCGTGGTCATAAATTTAGCACGATTGAATGGAATGACAACGGATTATATAGAATTCATAAACACGATTTCGCAGAATCTTTACTAGAATTTACCAGTATATGGAGAGATACAGACAAGGTATTACCCGGCGCTATTGTATCGTATATTGGCGAATTTCTAAGAATATCTAATTTTGACAAAGCAGTTATTGCTGACGACGATGAATTTATTGTCGGCGATGAAGAGGAAGAAGTTAAACCTAAAAAATGGTGCTGTTCTGGTCTTCCAATAGAAGACAAAAGCGAAGAAGAATGGGATAGCGAAGAAGAAACCGACGACGATAGCGAATGGGATTCAGATTGTCTATCTGATGATGATTAATAATAATAATCATAATAATGAATATTATTAGGGAGGGAAGAATAGTGAAGCTGCTTCATATTTTTTATTTTGTAGATATAATTGCAAAAAATACTATAATCATAACAATAAAGCCTACCACAGTAGCACCACCATATATAACTAGTTCTCTTGTTATACGTATAGTTTTTTCATTAGATTTCTTTGGTAGTAAAGAGTAATTGTCTTCTTCGTCCATTAAATAAATTATAATGATATATTTAAATCATTAAAATATATTATTACCACAAATAAACATGACTTAATATTTTTGCATTATACAAACCTCTTGATTTTCTTTTTTCTTTTTTTATTGCTTTACCCCTTTTCTTAGTTCCAGAATGCCTACTAAAATAATTTTGCATTCTTTTTCTAGTATTATGATTTCTTTTTTTATATAGTTTCAAAGGTGTTCGATCTTTATATTGTTGATATCTAATATCGCCAAAATGAATTTTACGTATTTTCCTGGTTTTATTGTTTCTAATAATTGCTGTATATTTTTTAGGCCATGGTCCTTTTTTAAATTTTATTATTTTCTCTTTCATTTTATAACTACGCATTATATATACTTCTAACATTTTTTTGCCAAACCAATAACACCACAAGCTAATCTTTTACCAGCATTACCTGTTTTTAATGACTCTTCATCACCACCCAAACCATTATCATCTTCATCTTCATGAACAACAATACAACGACCTATAATACAACATTTACTTTTCAAATCCAAAGATATATCTCGAGCTTGTTTAGTTCCTTGTGATAATTTCTTTTTTGATATTATATTTCCTAAATCGCCAGCATGTCTTTCCTTACTATTTAAACCTCCATGGTTTTTATTAAAAGGATTAAAATGACTACAAGAACTTGTACAACCATCTGTCAAATCACCATATTCATGAACATGAAAACCATGTTTTCCATCTTTCAATCCTTTTATGTTATATTCTATTTTAACTTTACTTTTTTTATTTTTTTGAGTAAAATTTATATATCCTTCAACCCCGTTATTATTTTCATGTAATACACAAATAGCTTTAAAAAAATAGTTTTTTAATTTTCTTGTTTTCTTGCTTTTTGTTCTTTTTAACCTCATATATATATTCTATATTTTACAATTTAAAAATGGATATTTTTCATATAATTTAAAAATCGCCTTTTCTTTCATTTTGGCCTCAATCATAATATCTATTTTTGTATCATATTTTTCAGGTATTTCTAATAAGTAGTTTGGAATTACTTCTATATAATCTGAATGATGACCACATCTTCCAGCACCCTGTTCGCTTACATGAAACTTTGGTTTTATGTTTCTATGTTTCCATGATTCCAATATAAAAGGTATATAATATGCCGGATCTCTAAAAGTTTGTTCAGGATGCATAATGTTATAACATTCATAATGATGTGTATCAAATACTATTGGTATCTTTATTTTATTACTTACATCAATACAATCTTTTATAGAGAAACATTTTTCACAATTTTCAAGAACCAATCTTTTTTGAACATTTTCAGGCAACATTAAGAATTGCTTACACCACCTATCTTTTGTTTTTTCTTTATCGCCATACATTCCACCACCATGAACAACCATTACTGAAGTATTATCTACCCCCATCAAATCTAATACATCAGCATGATATTTCAAATCACATATGGTTTGTTTAAATGCTTTTTCGTTTGGTGTTCCAACTACATTATATTGTCCCGGATGAAATGTTATTCTCTGATTGTATTTCTTAGACTTTTCACCAATTTGACGTAGTAAATCCCTCGCGAAATCGAAATCATAATCTTCAACCTTTGGATTACTTTTATGAGGAAATAATTCGCTACTTAATCTAAATACTTTTATACCATTTTTTTCATTCCAATCCATCATTGTTAATACATCCTTTAGATTTTGTATTATTTTACTTTTCAATACATCAATACCTTTTTCTTTTACGGTTCTTATTATCATTTTTCTTGAAGCAAATATAGGCGGTTTTTGTTTTCTTAATTCTGTATTTAAACAACATAATCCTAACTGTATTGGTTTATTTTCACTCATTCGTTAATTAATTTATATATTCTATATACTAATTAAATCAATTCGATTTTCTTCTTTTCTTCGTCTTTTTTTTCTTACGACTATACTTACAATATTGTTTTTGTGAAAATCCCTTTGGTTTTTTACAATTAATAGATTTTTTGTATTTTTTAGTCCATCTCCCACCTATTTGAACTTGTTTAACACGCGTTCTACCCTTTTTGTATTTTGCATAGGCTTTTTTTGATAATTTTAAAGCTTTACTATTTTTTTGACAATTCTCTAATAATAATTTATAATCTACAGCTGCCGCCTTTCCACCTGTTATTCCTGATGCTAACCTTGCATAACCCCACGAATGTCCCGTTTGATTAGGTCTGCTACCACTAGAAAAATACGCACCTTGTCCTTTTTGGAAAATTTTTTTTAAACCTTTTAATTTACACTTAGTAGCTTTTGCTAATTTACGAGTAGGTCTTATTTTTTCTATTTTATACATTTTCCTAGCTTTTATGATATGAGGAGATACTTTTGATTTAAAAGACTGCATTTTTTTTCTACTATGATATTTACCTTTCTTATATAATTTACGCGATTTTTTTAACTCCCTTGCTTGTTTTTTTTTATCTTTTTTCGATAAAATATTTGGAATATATCTTTTTGCTACAAGAACCATATATATTATAATTATATTATATATATGATATCTTTAGAGGAACATTTAAAGTATTTAAAAATTAATAAATCAGATAACACATATCTTCGAACTTTAAAAGTATCTACTCATTCATTGTCTTTTTATACTTATGCTTTAACTATAATTGCGTTTTTTCTAGAATTACATCCTAAAATTAAATTGTTTCTTATTATATTATTAATAGTCAATTCTTTATTAGGCGCATTGGTTGCTCGTAAAAGAATAAATAGAATAAAAAAAGTTTTATTAATAAAAGATAAAAATAGATTATTATTTCATGAAAAAATGTTTCATATTACAATTATTATAACAATGATTTTATTTTTTAGACTACCAAAAATAAATAAAATGGATATTTTATTTTCATCATTAGTATGTTTTATAATTCTTCATATTTATAATACAATATTTGATGCTAGAATAATTTATATGGATGTTTTACCTAAAAATAAAGCTATTGTTGTTTATACATCTTTGTTTTTCTTATTATATAGTTGTGTATATTTTTATACAAATAATTAAACCATTTCCATAACTATAGAATTTTTCCTACCCAAACTTTTCGGACTATTTATATGAGCGTTATGATCTAATATTTTTTTTAACTGTCGTCTTCTTTCTAATTTTATACCTCTAGAAGCTTTGCCGGTACATGCTTTTTTATAATTATTAACAGCAATATGTAAATTATCTAAATCTACTAATTTTTCATCTGGTTCTAACCAGGGTTCATATTTTTCAAACGGATCCATTATATATTTTATAAAATTATTAGTATCTATAATATTTTCAGGTGCATGATAACAACAACTACTACAAGCTTGTCTTCGAATTTTTTCAGCAATTTCTATTTCTCCTTGAAATATTTGATCAATAATAGAAAAAGCCGATTTTAATAACAATATTGTAGTTAATGCTTTTGATTTTGCCTCATATGCCAATTTTATTTTCATTTTTCGTGTTTGCATTTCTATTTCAGATTCATCAAGATAAGCTTCTTCTTTTAAATGCATTATTCTATTAGTAATATCGCGCAAATGAGTAATATATTCTCTTTTACAATTCAAAATTTTTTTTATAATCGAAAATACATTTAAATTATATATATTTGGATAAGCATATCTTATAGCTCTAGGTATTACAAATTGATTCGTTGCTTTTATTTCTTTAATTTTAGCTTCAATTTCAGTTATTCTTTCTTTTATATTATCAATAGGTTTTTGTTCTGTTGTATCTCCTTCTTGTCCAAATAATAAAAAATAACCTGATGAAAATTCACAACTTGATTGTAATTTATCATATTGATGAGCGGCAGTTTTATGTGCTTCTGCTTGAGCATCTAATTTCATATAACTTACTATTGCTAACAAAAAAGATATAAAAGCGTTTAAAGCAGACATAGCCATTGGTCCCCATGAATAATAATCTAATCCATATGTAGCAACCGCTGCCAAAGAAGATAAAAATATTGCTGGTAACATTAATTTATTCAAATTATTTTCACAATGATATTTTGATTCCATATATATTAATTTTTGTCCTCTTATATAACTAGCCAATATATCCATTGCTGAAGAATAATATTCATTTTTATTGTAATATAACTTATCTAAACTTTTTTCTACTTGTGCATACGTAACCTTTGAACATACATCACCTGTTGATGTTATATTATCAAAATAATCGAAATCTAATTCATCTAATGTATTTATAATATCTAACTTTACTTTTAATATAGCTTCTCCTATATGTAAAGGATATTTTTTACCAGTTTTCATATTATTATCAATAATACGTCCAGGTAAATTATCAAAGAATTTCATAAGTGTATTTTTCCCTTCCTTTTTTTTGTGAATAGGTGAATGAACTTTAAATAAAATTCCTGATATATCTTCTATTACTTCTACGCCAGAGACATCAATTTCAGTTAAATCATTATTTGTTATGTCATTATTTATATTATCCATTTATAATATAAATTTATTTTTTTTTTAGTAAATGCTAAATTCATT